ACTGGGTAACCGAGAATGCGGTCTGCAATCAGGTCGTACCACCGATCCGCGAGCATCTCCTCGTCGTCATCCTCTCGTTCCTGATCGAAGAGGTTGCGCATGTCGAACGAGATGCCGGGGACAGCCGCGAGGGCGTTCTCGACGGTGTCGATTATGGTATCGGCAGTCGCCCCATCGTTGCCGCTGCCGGGTATCACCGCGTTCTGGGAGGCGAACTTGCAGGCCAGGACCAGGAGAAACCTGACATCCTTGCGGCTCTCGATGCCAGACCAGATCTTGACGCCGCGGGCGTCAGCATCGTTTTCCCAGGTGTTGAAGTGGATCTGATAGCCGGCGGGGATGGGCTCAGTCATGGAAAATCCGTAAATAGTTGCATGTTCATCTATTGTATCACAAACTCTGCCAACGGAAAAGTTTACGTTGGTCAGACAAAAGGAACTCCTGAGAAGCGGTTCACGAACCATCTGTGCGACGCAGACAGGGGCGTTGATAGTCCGCTGTGCCACGCAATCAGGAAATACGGGAAAGAAGCCTTCGCGCTTTCAATTTTGCGAGATGGCCTGAACGTCGACAGCATTGACGCCGCAGAGATCGCTCTCATCAAAGAACATCGATCATACATTCATGACACAAACTCAAACGGTTACAATCAGACACGAGGTGGAAAGGGTTGGTCATCTGACGTGTGTCTAGTCATGGCGAAGACGCGCAAGAGAGATGGATATTCAGCAGCGGCCAAAAAGCGGGCCGATAAGCTTGTTGCAGCTGGATCGCACAACTTTGTTGGCGAAGCTGGGTCTGAAAATGCACGCCAGCGAAATGCAAAGTGGGTCGAAGAGGGCACTCACCCAGCATACAAAACACGAACATGTCCGCATTGTGGATTTGAGGGGCGGGGTGTTGGTATTTTCCGATACCACTTCGATCGCTGTCCTAGTCGTGAAAAAATTCTTCCATAGGTACGTCGAGCCGCAGGCAATCAACTGAATGCAGGCCGAGAACGAAAAGAATGTAGCTGGCGCAGGATGAACCGCGGCCGACGCCCCAGACAACACCGTGCTTTCGGAAGACGTCAAGCACGTAGACCACCGTCTGCATGAACTCCTGCATGCCGCGGCGATTGATCTCGATCAGCTCCTTGGCGATGCGAGCTGCCGCATGGGTCAGCTCCAGGCTGGTGTAGTTCAGCTCCTTGGACCGTTCGTCAAGAGCATCAACCACACGCAAGGTCAGATCGAGATTCCTGTACTCGTCCGGCAGCTGCCATGCAAGGTTGATCTTGACAGGATCGGTGGCGGCTTGAAGCTCATCCTCAGCGGGCACGTTGGAGTTGAACTGCTGAATCTCCCACGTATCACCATCTATCCGAAGCTGGGTCGGCTGGACGCCCATCAGCAGCAGGTGCGCCACCATCTCAGGTGGCACGATCGAGACCCCGTCGAACCGAAGCACGCGGTCAACGAGGTCGTTGGAAAGCTTCTTCACACGGCCCCGCCGTAAGCCGCCAGCTGAGTCTTCAGCAGCGCGTTGGCGTTGGCCAGACGCTCCGCCTTCTGGCTCGGCATTTCGACAGCAGGGTCGATGATGACGCCGCCGCGGGCGGCGAGGGCAGCAGCACGATCCGCGTCCGATTGGATCTGCACCTTCAGGGCATGCCGTGCAAACTTGGCCATCACCGTGGCCGGAGCCTCGGTGTAGGGGGTCTCAGGATAGAACTGGATGTCACCCCAGCTGTTGGTCGCCAGGAACACCTTGAACGAGTCCACATGCTTCTTGTTGGTCGGATCAAAGATCTCGCGATGGACGAGGCGGGCACGGCGAAGGATGTCGGACATGGTGTTCCTTGAAAGTTACAGAAAGTTGGATTGATACGGACCCTCGAGCGGGGCTTCTGGTTTTGTGGCGCCTGGGATGGTGGCATTTCGAGTGGCGGCTTCGTGAGCGCGAAGAAGCGCAGCGACCTCATCTTCGGCCACGACTGGCACGAAGTCCGTCTGGCCGATGACCACCTCGTCGGGATTTACGACCTCGGGAATGATCGCTGGCGGAGCGAGAGGGCCGGCGGCACGTAGGCGGGCAATCTCATCGTTGCCACCTGCCACGGCAGCCAGCATCGACATCGGCTTGGGTGCCGGCTTGGGCGGGAGCGCCACTGGTGGGGCAGGGCGTGGCGGAGGAGGCGGAGGAGGCGCGGCCTTGACCGTCTCCGTGCCGAGAAGCTGCTCGACGATGACGCCGCTGTCATGAAGGAACTGCACCCCATCCATGTCACGATAGGCGTTACGGAAGACGACTCGCGTGATCTTGGCCTGCCGAATCAGCTTCGAGCACTCGAAGCAAGGTGACCACGTGGTGTACAGCGTGGCACCCTGGGCGCCGGTACCGCCGTTCTCGGCGATCTTCATGAGTGCGTTGGACTCGGCGTGCAGCACCTCGCGCTTGGTCTTGAGGCCGTCGTTGATGTTGACGCCGTTGGTGAAGACCTCGCAGGTGTCATCCTCGCTGCCAGCGGGCATGCCGTTGTAGCCGTCGCTGATGATCTGCTTGTCCTTGACGATCAGGCAGCCGACCTGAAGGCGGTTACCCTTTGATCTGCGTGCCCATACCTCGGCCATCTGGAGGTAGGCCTCGTCCAGGTCGATGCGATTTGGATTGATGGTGATCTCATTCATTGGCATATTGTATCACAGCCCCTGAAAGTAGAGACCTTTCTTATCCAGGACCACGATGCGGCTGTCAGGAGAGACCCAACCAGCCTTGCCTTGCACGTTCACGCGGGTGGCTTCTTCCAGCGCCGCGCGGGCAACCGAGAGGAAGCGCTGAGCCGCGGTGTTCACGTGGAAGATGCGGCCGTAGTGCGACTTCAGCTTGATCTTCCAAGAAGGACCGAAGCCCTGGTTGGGGCGCTGCTCGACTGCCAGCACGGTGCAGAGGACCTTGATCTCCTCGCCTTCAACGATGGTAGGCCAGACGGCGACGAGCTTCTCGGTCTCCAGCTTGCGATCGTACTGCTTGACGACCGAGGCGAGCTGGTTGGGAGAGAGCTTGCCCCAGGTCTTGAGCTGGCTGGCCAGGCTCTGGATGAACTCGCTCTCGTAGACATCCTGCATCTCGCCAGGGGCGCCGTACGGCTTCTGTTCTTGACGTACCGGGACCAGGATGGTGGCGATGGCCGCCTTGTCATGCTCGGTTAGACCAGTCGTGAAGGCGTCCCGTTCGGCTTGGCGCTGGGCTTCCCAGACCGCCTGCTGAGCTGCACGCTTTGCTACACGTTCCGCCTCCTTGTCCAGCTTGCGCTGCAGGTAGCGGAT